CTGAAAAAGAAATAAACAAGAAATTAAAATCGGAACAAATATGAATAAAAAAGAAGTTATACGAACCGCCAAAGCCTTTAAGAAGATTCTGAAAAAAGGTATTCCTCAAACAGTATGGAAATCCAGCTATTGGGATATTCATGGAAAAAGATACACCGCCTATGAAATAGCTGCACGCTTTTTACGGATGAAAGGCTATAACGTGCGAATTGAGATAGGTGATAATACAGAGAATCCCTCTTATTGTTTCGGATACATACGGTTCTATAGGTATGTGGCAATCAGTTTTAACTAATAACAAAAATAAGAGCAATGGAATTTAAATCGCAAATATGTACTACCCATGAGCAGTCAAAAAGATTGCTCGCTTTGGGACTAAAGCCGGAAACGGCTGATATGGTATATCATCATACAAAGAGTAAGGTACCAGCTTTAGAGTGGGAGTTACAAACCAAGCCGCCTACATTGAGAGGTAAGTTTTGGACTCCTCAAAGAATAGCCAAACTTGCATTTCCTTTTCACAAGCATCCTGACGGATCGCCAATGGCCGGAGAAGAAGTATTTGATAGATTGTGGGGTGAGGATGTCCCTGCATGGAGTTTGTGTAGGCTGTTGGAGTTACTTCCGACCGAAATCAGAATAGGAACCAGTGAGAATGTTTTTGGCTTGCATCACGAAACAAGCGATGCTTGGTTACTCTCTTATCCCTATGTGAAATCCTTTGAAACCGCATCACCTGTCGAATCTTGTGTATTGGCTATTGATTGGCTGATTGCCAACGGACACTTTAATAAAGAATACTACAATGAAGAAAATAATGTTCAATGATAAATTTGGCTTAACTCAAGCTGTATTGGAAGGGCGGAAGACTATGACGAGAAGAATAATCAAATGTCCAAGAACTTTTAGGGGAGAATGGGTCGCAGGATTCAATATACACAGACGCCATTCTGACAAAAAGATTGTTGATTGGCCTTGTATGTACGATGCTGATGAAAGAGAGTTTGATATGGGCGAGATATTGCCGAAATATGAACTTGGAGAAGTTGTTGCCATTGCGCAAAGTTATATGGATGTTGACCGATTTCATAGAAAAGGGAAAAATGCAGCTTACTTAGAATACTTGGATTCTATATTGCCTGAACTGAAATTACATCCCGGTTGGACTAATAAAATGTTTGTGAAAGCCGACCTAATGCCCCGCCATATTGAATTTACAGATCGTAAGGTTGAACGCTTACAGGACATTAGCGATGAAGATTGCTTGAAAGAAGGGATATATGAAGATTCGGGTGATGATGAGTTTCCGCCATCTATATTTTATGAATTTGAGGGAAACAAAGACAATGGATTTGATACTCCACGTGAAGCCTTTGCCGCCCTCATAGATAAAGTCTCCGGTAAAGGCACTTGGGAAAGCAATCCCTATGTTTGGGCGTATGAATTTGAATTAATGAAATAATCATGAGCATTGCAGAAGATATTATAGACGGTTGGTGTTGCCAACTTTGTGGTGTGTACTTTGAAGAAGAACACGGTTACCCTGTTGTTTGCGAAAGCTGCTACAACGAACTATCAGAAGAAGAAAAGAAAGATTATCAATTAGCAACCCATAAAGAATTTTAATGTATTTATCATATGGATGCAAAAACATTCTTTACCAAGGTAGTTCTGATGCGCAAAGCACAGAAAGACTATTTCAAGTGTCGCACCCAACAAAACTTGCGGAAATGCAAGGCACTTGAAACGGAAATTGACGGAGAAATTGAACGTGTAAATAGTATTACCGGAGTTTCTTCCGTTTCCAAAGAACCCCGACAGACAAATTTATTCACTGATTAAATCATACAATATGAACTCAACTGTATTAAAAGAAATCATGGCATTCCTTTTCGGGCGCAAATATTATGCCAACATTGTAGCAACAAAAGGAACAACAAAGCAAGAAATCTGTTCTTACATTTTTGCAACAAAAGAAGCCGCCAACCGGCATCGACTGGAAATCGAAACAACTCTGTCATTCCGGTTTGTCGAAACAGTTTCTTTCCGTTCACGCCGGATATATTTCGATTCGTCTGTAAAAAGTTAAACCATAATAATCTGTGAATCATTCTATTTTCGTATTATGATTATCAAAAAACTAAAAACATGGTGGCAGTCACGTAACTACTATGTGATTGCCGATGGTAACGACAATTCAATCACGCTATCCAAACGCTTGTTTCTCCATATCAAAGGTAAGGCGAAAAAGGGCGATGCAGCCCAAGTGTTTGTTTTCAGAATTGCCGGACAAGATTCTTTCGGCTTCACCGTCAATCCAAATATCGGACAACCGACTCAACTATGCGATATTCAATATAATGACAAGTATAAGTGCATAGGCTTTGAAAGTCTGTGCCCGTCGGTCGGTCTTATGCTTTATGAGCATGGGTTACCCGGTGATAGTATAGTCAAACTGTCTGTGTCTATACATCATACAAGCAAAGGTCTCATCTATTATCAAATTGAAAAGCCCAATGGAAAGTATATTAGGAAATACAAGAAAGGCTGATATAGTATTCTATTCTTCGGGAAGAATAGACATTACATCTCATATAGCCAAGCAACTTCATCTCTCGCGAGGTGATGTCCTGGATATTATGAGTGAGAACGGAGAATTATATCTTTATGTCAGATACCGCTCACCAACCGGCGGTCGGCATGAAGCATGTGTGTTTCCATCCAATAGGCAAGGGAAACATTTCAGAGCCTCATCTAAAAGGCTGTGCTCCGCCATACTTGATGTGTCGGGTGTAACAGACAAGGCGAGATTATGCGTTGGAGAGCCTAAGGAAAGCCAATATCATGGCACATTGCTACCAATCATTACCAAACTCCTTTTGTAAGAAAGATATGATTAAAGAAATAAAATACAACGGGTATTCTGCCAACCCATCGGACTATGAGTGCGCCGATGGGGACTTGGCAACATCGATAGGTGTTATTCCCGAAAACGGTGCACTTAAACCCATATTGCCGCCATCCGAAGTATTACAATTCAAAGGTGGTGATTCGGTTATGTATATTCATAAATCGGCTAACTTCAAGCACTATATCATCTTTAACAACAATTCTATCAGTTGGTGGAATGGTTCTGACGCACATCAGCCTGTTTTTCTTCGTTCATTTAACGAGGTATATCAGGTAACAGCTATTGGCAATACGCTTCTCATCTTGTCAACTGACGGTATGCATTATTTTCTATGGAAAGGAAATAATGACGGATATTTATATCTTGGTACAAAAATACCTGAATGCCCACTTTCATTTGGGTTGCAGGGTGAAATGGTTCGGACAGATGAATTTTCAATATCATTTGATGCTATTAGTGAAGGCAGCATTTGGAATGAATTCTCTGATAACAATAAAACGCGAATTACAGACCAAGTACTTGCCCATATCAATAAATTTATTGCTGAAAGGTCTACAAATAAGGGCAAATTCATTTTTCCTTTCTTTGTAAGATACGCCTATCGGCTATACGATGGAACATTGACAATGCACTCGGCTCCGATTCTGATGATTGCTTCATCAGACCTTGCACCGCAAGTTTTTTGGACACACCTGACGGGAAAGGGAAAGTATACAGATGCGCAACTTCGAATATGTGGAATGATACACGACCTTGATTGTGCCGTTGTTCTTCAGTCTCGCCTTGATATGCTTAAAAATTGGAAAGATATAGTTCGATCTGTTGATGTGTTTGTTTCAAAACCTATTTATACTTATGACCAAAACGGAAAATGTACAAGATTTGCACAATCGGAAAACTATAATTCTTATTGTGTATGCAAACATATAAATCAAGCAGCTTCTACCTCCAAATTTCCAATTCGTTATCAACATCATACATTCAATAAACTATATGCCTTTACATTTGACCCCAACGGACTGACTTATCCAAGTGGACGTTTGATGATTCCTCGTAGAAGTATTGATGATGTAAAAGAGGATATTCGTTCAACATCGCAATTCTACCTGCTTGAAAGTCTCCGTATTGAACAACTTTCCACTACACGTACAAAACTGGTAATCGAAGAAGATTATCTACAGTCATTGGTAACACGAGAAGTTATGACAGATGATTATGACAGTCATGATAAATTGCTTCCACATTATTCGTTTGTTTATAATTCAAGACTTAACATCGCAAACATTCAAAAAGAATTATATAACTTGTATAACACAGGAGCGATGATTACATATACCAACGGATATGTTGCTAATTTTGATGGAATGTCCCCTACTTATTTTGATGGAACAATGCCTGTTTCTGTATACTTCTATATCAAGCAGGATGGTCGGGACATAGTGGTCAATGGAGAATCTTATCAAGCGTCAATATTGGATCCGCCATTGCTGTTTTTGTTCTACCCTAATATAAACGCATACAAAGCAGTTATTGTGACGCATTATGGATTACCACAATATTATGAAGTGCCACTTGAACAGCACAAATTCCTTAACGGAGCTTTTTATTTTGCCGGTTGGGAAAATCCTCCGACAGGACTTAGTGATTATCCTACAGCAAGTCCCCGTGAACAGCGAATAATTGATTTACCGAACAAAATATACACATCGGAAATCAATAATCCATTTCACTTTCCGGTTCTCGGTATCAATACAATAGGTACTGGCACTATTCTTGGTATATCTTCAGCTGTAAAAGCTTTATCAGAGGGACAGTTCGGTCAGTTTCCACTTTATGCTTTTACATCAGAAGGTGTATGGGCCTTAGAAGTATCAAATACGGGATCATACTCAGCACGGCAACCTGTAACACGGGAGGTTTGTATAAATACGAACAGTATCACACAAATTGATAATGCAGTGCTGTTTGCCACCAATAGAGGTATTATGCTGATAAGTGGTTCTACTGTGCAGTGCATATCAGAAAGTTTAAATGCGGAAGATTTGTTTTCTATTTCTGATTTGCCAAGATCGGATAAACTTCTATCAGTTTATAATGGAAAAGCAAGCGAAAATGAACGAACGGCTCTTGACGATATTGCTATGATTCCGTTTTTTGATTTTCTTGCCGCTTGCCGGATGATATATGATTATACCAATCAGCATATCATTGTGTATAACCCGGCTGTACGCTATGCTTATGTGTTTTCGTTGAAGTCAAAGCTTTGGGGAATGATGCTGTCAGACATAGTGAACAATGTCAATTCGTATCCGGAAGCATTAGCAATGGCTGACGGAAACAGACTTGTGGATTTTTCTACATCATCTGCTGAAAACATAACGGCATTAGTGGTTACCCGCCCTTTCAAAATGGATGAGCCAGATGTGTTCAAGACGATAGATACCATCATTCAACGTGGATATTTTAAGTCGGGACATGTAGTACAAGTACTGTACGGTTCGAATGATTTGTTTAATTGGCATACTGTATGGAGCAGTACAGACAAATATATGCGTGGTTTCAGAGGAACACCGTACAAAGCATTTAGAATTGCACTCATTTGTACACTTGACAAATCCGAAAGCCTGTTAGGATTTAGTGTCCAGTTCAATCCCCGTATGCTCAACAGACTACGATAAATGAAACATATAGGTCAGTTATTTTTAAGGTTATCAGATTGTTTATAAGGAGAAAGAGCCGGTATGCGTGATGCACTCCGGCTCTTGTCTATTCTTAAAACGGTTTTAGTTTTCGTCTTATCTTGCCTTTTCGTGAAACAAGGGAAGTCTGTATCTTGATTCGGATATTTCGGGCTTTATCTTCCCAGTTGGCTTGGCTGCCTGGATTTGTTATGCTCATCCAGTCGGCAAGGACCTTGCAGACCATATATTCGTGTATCAGATGTTTCAGCAACTTCACGGTAGACAATGAAAATTCCACAGGCAAAACAAGGGTTATGAGGTATTCTTCCGGCACGGTCATAACATTATCAAGGGGTTCCTGCTTATCGGAAATTTCTTCTTTCGTATAAGGAAACAACATTTCCACGCATTCAGAATGTACGAGGTTAAGTATTCTCGTAACTCTGTCCACATTACCGTCCTGACCGATGTCGAATACTTGATGTCTGGCGTGTTCATCTTCCGCTTGCATAATGTCGCCCTCTACAAAAGAATAATTCTCCGCATCGTAAAGCAGTTCTTCCCTTTTAAACACAAGTGTTACCGCTTTTGTTTTAGACTGGCTGTTTTGACAATATACCATAGGCTTGAACATCAATTAATCATAAGTCGGTCTTTCCGGACGGCTGCGTTTGTAGAGTGCACGCTTCACGTTTTCAAGACTCACCCCGGAGTGTTGTATATACGCATTGGCATCTTCCGGACTGGTTATGGCAAACCACTCTCCAAGTGCCATATCTACAAGATATGAATGTATGCCATTTCCCAGTGCGTCCGCCGAAGCGTTGTTATAGTTAGACGGAAGCAAAAACTCCAATGAAAGTTTACCGTTATTATCTATCTCTTCATCCATCAGGTTATCGCTTGTTGTATTATCCTCATTGAGATACTCTCCAAGCAGACTTTTTAAAGAGGAAAAGGCATTGGCCAACGAACGACGTATCTGATAGCTGTTTTCATCGTCATCACTTGCTTGCATATTGGATGCGACTTGATAGCTCTTGCCGGCCGCTTCTCGTGCCTGTCCCGTCAAATACGCTTTGTTCTGAATATCATAGACAAGTTCTTTGACCTGTTGTGTCACGGTTAATGTTTTCTTATTTTCTGCCATAATATTTTGAATTAATGATTATTCGTATGTCGGGCGCATGGGCTTTCTTTTGAAAAATGCCTTACGCATTATATCCTCCATATAGGTAGCAGCTTCCGTTGCATATCCGGCAGCTTCTTCCTTATTGGTAAACGTGTACCACTTTGCAGTGACATTCATCACGAAGAATGAAAACAAGCTACGCTGCATACTTTCTTTTAGAGCTTCATCGAATGAATTCGACAGCCCCAACGAAAGCCTGTATTCACTGTCAGCTTCCGTTTCGTCAAGAAGCATTTTCTTTAAACTGTTGCATATGGTATTCTTACTCTCGCACCAAAAACGTTCAAGCATGCTTTTATCCTCATCCGTCGTAAATATACGATCGTAGGCAAGCTCATCATCCATTTTCGCACCGGTGTACGATGTGGTCTTTGCTACCTCTTCATATACTTTTTCCTTATTGACCGTTAATATAATATCTATCATAATCAGAAATCAAACAAATTATACGATAAACCTACACTAAGACATGGAGAAAATTGCGGCGTTTCTCTCAGTGTTATTCCATATCCTACCTGTAGACTGATACTGAACTTTTTCTTCTTGGGTTTGGGATAATTACCTGTTACGGTCATTATATCACGCCCGGCAAAAAGTATCAGGCTGTCAAGTTGTGGATGAAAGCCACTTACATAAGCCCGATATGTGTCTGTTTCATACATCTTCTGCGTAATGGGGATTTCAACCTCAACACTGTCTTTGTCTTTATTTGGAGGTTTAGTCGTATCTGCTACGTCCGGAGTCTGTTTCGTACTATCCGGTTTTGCAGTAGGAAGAATCTGCGTGATGTATTTAATAACGGTACTATCCTTGGGTACAGGCTTGTAATAGGGTATGGTATCGAAAACAGTTATTCTTGTGGTATCATTTATAGGTAACTTTTTATTCGATATGCAAAAACGCACATTAAAAAACAGTGATGTGAAAAATAATACCACAAACAATATTGCTACAATATCTTTAAACCATTTTACCATACTTCTGAATATATCTGGTTATTGCCTCTACATGGGTTTTAACAATAGCTTGTTTGCCTTCTTCGGAACAAAGGTACAGGACATCATCCTTGTTATCCTGAAAAAAGTTTTCCGTAAGTACAGCCGGGCATTTTGTCTTACTCAAAATATAGAAGTTTTCTTCCCAGTCAGGATCGTCGTCAGAATTATCTTTGCGTATTCTTTGACTGATAAAGTTTTTTTCAGCTTCTTCATACAAGAAAGTTGCCAGTTTATCAGCCTTTGTCTTGCCTTTCGATGTATAAGCGCTCCATCCTCTTGCGTTCATCCATTCTGCACCGTTTCCGGCAGCATTGCAGTGGATAGAAACAAGAACTACATTGGCCGTTCCATATCGTCCGCAAACTTCGTTTACACGCCTTGCACGTTCTGATAGTGGAACATCTACTGTTTCCCGAACAATGCGTTCGGCATCATAACCTCTTGCGGAAAGTTCATGTGCTATTCTATTTGCAATTTCACGTGCATAAGCATATTCACGCAACGAACCGTCAGGACTACGTTTTCCGGGAGTGTTTTCACCATGCCCGTTATCAATCAATATCTTCATACTTATTTATTTGGTTAATATTCACTTGGTGGGACGCGGTCTGCACAACCATGTTTATTGCATTTCCGGAATTCCAGTGCTTGATTCTGAACGGCAAGCTCGCTGTTCTTTTCGCTTAGCTCGCGGATAGCGTCACGATACTTGGTTATCTCGGCGTAAAGGTGGTCAATTTTGGCGTCCAGTTCGACAACTCGCTTTTCCTTCTTCTCGTACAATTCTTTCCATTCAGCAGCATAAGCTGTGATGTTATCTGCTTCGGTTTTTTCAGCCTCGGCATCTGCCTTTTTCTTTTTGCTTCTAAGCAATAACAAGGGCAATATAACTAATGTGATGAGCGAACCGACAACTTGGATAATCGTGCTTAGTTGTTCCATATTAAAGTTCCTTCTATTAGTTGTCCTATCATTGCTCCGGCTACTGTAAGACCAAAGTCAATCCAATCCCATCTACCGCCATGCACCTTGTCTTTATATTCCAAAGCACCTGCTGTCAAAACTCCGGCATACATTGCGGTAAACCAACCAAATGCAAAAATGCCGATAATCAGTCCTCCTATGAGGTGTTTCCACCTGTTACTCATTCCGAGCCATTCAATCAACTTTTTCATCGTTATTACTTTTTAAATTAAATACCGTCCAATCCACTTCATCCTTTTCTTTCCACCCTTCCTGAACAGTCTTTATCACATAGGCGCACGCTGCTTGGGAGAACGCAATAAAATCATCTGCATTCTCGAAAGTATGATAGATGGGCGTACCATCTTCCTGTTCATTGATTTTTAGAATAAGCGGATAAGGAATCTTTTCACTACGTTCTATAGCGGAAAAGTTTAATTGGTTTTCGGGTGAAAGATATACTGCTTTCCCGTTCCAGACAAAGCCGTTTATAATCTTTTCCTCCGTAGCCGTGTTTATAGCGGACACAACAAGTTCCTTGACTTCGGAAAGTGTGGGTTTATGGTCGAATGTATGCCGGTACTCCCAGCCATTCTCACTATTCTCATCATCTTTCCCGAAGCCATAAAACAGTATCCACTTGGAGCGTCCTGTACGTACAAGACAATCCTGCCGCTTCTTTGTGCCGTAAATCTTTTCCATTGCATGAATTTTGATTTACGACAAAAGTAGCGGATACCGAGCGGATTAGTATGTTATCTTTTTCCCGTCAGGTAAAATTGTATTTTCGTTTGCCTCCGTCAAACATTTCACATTTGAGAACTGTTTCAAATGGAAAGCCGTCCTCAATATCGCTGATTTGGTCAAGAATACCTTTCATCTCAACCGATGCAGTAAAGAACTTTCCCCATTCTTGAGTCCTGGGATTGCGGAACGATACCAGATAACGGTCTTCCCCCTCTTTGGTGTCTATTCCTGTTTCAAAATCATGTATCTCAATTGGAATATTTACGATGTCGCTCAAACGCATAACCTTGCCGGGAAAGCGTTTTTTCCATCTGCTGGAGTGTACGTAACACCCATTTCGGAAAATTTCTTCATGTTGTTCTTGGTAAGTATATAAAATAAATGTTTGCAATCTGCATGGCAGGCCATACCCTTGAATGAACCGATTATTTGCTGTCTCCGTTTCCGTGATTTAATCTTGGAAAGTTTTCGGGCTGCATTTACTTTTGTCCGTTTTCGTAGCAATGTATAGTCGCCGTAGTTGACAAAGCCAAGGGCATCCATACCGGAGGATATGGGAGCCACTTTTTCGCTTGGTTTTATTGTCAGCCCTATTTGAGCTGCTTCATAGTGTAGTTTGTCCCGCAATTTCCACAAATCACGTTTACTCTCACCGAGAATAAAGATGTCATCACAAAAACGGAAGTAATGTTTTGCACCATATTCATCAATCATCCGGTGATCAATATCATTATGGTAAAGGTTTCCAAAGAATTGTGAGGAACGCAGTCCTTTGCTTATGCCATGCTTCCCGTTGGGATATAGTGCTTTGACAAAATTTTCAAGAATAGGCAATAAGACAGGGTCTCCGACATATCGCCTGATTGTGGAGATTAATATATCATGGTCAATACTGTCATAATATCCTTTATAATCGCTTTGATAATAATAGTGTATATTGGGGTTCTCTGCCAATGTATCCTGCACCTGATGGAACAGACCATGCGGTCCGCGTCCTTGTATGGATGCAGCCGTTGTTTCTATCAATAGGGGTGAAAGATGCTTTTCCAACGGCTCCATAATCGCATTGCTTCCAATACGCTCTATGACTGACGGGGCTTGCACAATTCTTACTTTCGGTCCGTCATCCACAGTAAACGACTTGAGGTTCTTTATACGGAATGTGCCGTTACCTATCTGTTCTTTCAGCGCATCAAGTATCTTATGCTTGTTTTTTACATAACGGGCCATTCTTGGTGAACATTCAATGCCATCTATTACAGCTATCTCTCTTTGCCGATTTCCGCTTCGGGTATCTGCACTTCTCAGATTTGCCATGACACGCTTGAATGACCTTTCCAAATTCTCATCGGATATAATCTCCGGTATGAGATTATATAACGGATAACAGACCGCAGTTGCAGCTACGGCCGGTTGGAATAAATCGTATATATCGCTGACCGCCTTCCGGTCTCGTGGGGAGTGGTCCAACCTCTCCCCACATGTGGTTAAAGATATGTTCCGGCTTTCCATTAATAAATATATATTATCATGCTGTTGCCGAGGCTCGAATCCCTCGGAGAATGGCGGTGGTAATCTCGTACCTGTGCAGGGTCTCCGATTAATTTAACCAACAGAATTTCAGACGCGCCCCGTAGTTCGTGTTCGAGT